GTTAGTAGGTAACAGCATAAGTTTATTCAACTGTCTGCTGTGATGTAGTTAAGGGTATACCTTTAGCTCCATTCCTATCTTTCTTACCCAGAAACAACTCAGCACCCAAAAGGGAGAGTTCTCTGGAAATCTCAGAAGTACAATATTCATCGATATAAATCATATCATCAAGAATACGTACGACTGGAATAGAACCTGCCGTATCTACAACCACATGGTTGGAGATATTGACAAATTCTATACTCTTAACTTTGGCTATTTGAGCTGGAAATATTCCACTCTTACTGCTGTACGTTAAGTCCGCTCGGGCTCCGATCAACTTAGATTTATATAAATCAAGTAGTTTGAAAGCCTCTGCAACATTTTCACTATTCATTATCTGGAATATTAACATATCCGGATCAATTGAATCTTGAAGGTCACTCGAATCTACATACTGGCACCAAGTTATTAGCTCGTGTAGCTGTAATTTCGTATCCCATACAGTAGCGTCCCGAGGAACAGCCACCGTACTTTCTGACCAATGTCGGATTGTTTCGGGTGAAACTTTCCTAATCTGTAGAACAGCAGATTTGATTTCTCTGGCATCCTTATCAAGTGCATATGCACTAATAAGTAGCCTTAAAAGGTCACTTTTATCGTGTCTGTAAAGATCGCGATAAGGTTCTTGACCCATGACTGAAAAGTCATGAACTCTGTTAAGTCTGTAAAGATGTTCGCAGAGTTGAATTTTATAAGGCTTACATCCTCCAACGAATTGTTCGAGGCAAAGTCCCTTATATAAGTTAGACCACACTTTATCAGGGTAGAATTCTGCCCTTTTAAGGTTTTCTAACAATATCCCTATATCGATGTTTGTCCTTTCTTTCAAATGAGAAATTAAGGGTATTACATCATATAAGGATTCTCTAACGTCCAAAATATTTCTCATACTGACGCGACTTACGTTACGTCCGTGATTAATATTCATAGAAACAAACTCACCTACGGCATTCGCCTCAGTGGCTTTCTTGGACTTAGACTGATTAATCTTCATCTTAAAGGAATCTTCAAGATGTTTAGAGATTAAATCATCTGGATCCCAAATCCAGAGATCATCACCTACACGAGAGTATAGGTTACTGATCGGTGTGGTACGCACTTTATCAGGGTAACACTTCGTAAGAAGAAGCTCCGAAATAAAGTGATCCGTAATGGAAGCAATGATAAAGGACCCTTTGGTCCCCATTCCTTGCCCGGTACCGTAAACTATAGGCCCATCATGCGACTTGGAATTCCAATCACATGTAACCACCAGCTTATACCACGCTTCTGCTATGTCGTCATTAAACACATGTTTAACAACGATCTTTTGCAGGGTTGCGGGGAGATAGTCTGTCCACGATGTAAAATCGATTGATTTTATACCAGGAACCAGCTTTCTCTGAAACTTCCTAAAACCTTTTTGATGGTCATGGAAGGCGGAACGATCTCCAAACATTTTGTCAAGAAACTCAATGAGCTTCTCTTCAAATGGTGTAAGGAGTAATTGAGTAAAAACATCGCAAATTGCTATGGTTCTACTCTTGTTCCCTGTGTCTGGAACAGAAGTAATCGTACGTAAACTACCCAAATTTGGGTCCGAATACATGGTTATTTTCTTGGGACTAGATTGAGGAGACTCTTTTCTAGCATTCCGTCCAGAATTGGCTGCCTTAAGGACTTGGGAAACCTCGTCTTTATCAGCAACCTTCGAGAGGC